GCACGTGTCCCCGGCATGAAAATGCGCCTTCTGAGGATCGGAGCGCGTAGGCCCAATCGAAATCAGGACAGTGCAGAACGGGCACGTCGGAGGCTGAGGATCGATACGAGCCCATCCCTCGAAGCGCTTATCGCGCATCGCGTAATCGATGAGCTGGCCCCGCTCCGCGTCCAAGGCCCAATGTTCTCCGGCTCGCTGGATTTCGGCCACATGGTCTTCGGTTACGACTACCTCAACGGCCTCATCTGGAAAGATCTTCTTTTCCAGGGACTGAGCCCATACCTTTTCGTCGAACCGGGTCAGCTTCGTCGGCTTGAGAGGCTTGGCCCCTTCCAGGGCCGTAACGTACTGCCGGGTTGCCAGCTTGCTCATCGTGGTTCGGGCCCCGCGAACGTACGGCGCGGTACGACGGCCCAGACCGCTCACCAACGCCCGGGACACGGTCTTGCCCACCAGGGGACTAAGGGCGCGGCCCAGAGCGTTAGCGAGGGTCTGAGACGTCTTCTTGCGTACGTTGCGGGCCTCTACCGGCTTCACTGGCCCTCAGCCGGAGACGATCCCTGAGGCACTGGCCCCTGGGGTTCCGGCTGGGTCTGCTGAGCCATGAGCTTCTTGAACTCTTCCGAATCCTCGAACTCGCGGATACGCTCACGATCCTCGGGCGAAACACGGAGGATATTCCAGATCATCTCACGGTCCACGGTGATCTGACCGTTAATCGAACCAATCTGGGATAGCTTGAGCGCTGCGTCCGCCTGGGCGGACGGAGTCGGAGTCGAGGGGTCTGCCCACTTGACGGCCTGACGGCCCGGGTTCACGTTCATGAGTCCGGCCACCACAGTCACGACCATGAGGACCGGCTTCGTGAACTGATCACAGATCTCGCGAGACCTGATCTCTAGACGAGCATCATTCTCACGGATAGCGTCGCCTGAGGCGCCCTGGGCCTCTGAGGAAATACCCCAGTACCCGAGCGGAATACCCGAGATCTCCGACGCCTTACGCCCGTACAGCATGGCGGCCTCGACAAACGGCTGTAGCTGCGCGGACTGCCACTGGTCCAGCTTCACATCTCCGGACAGAGCCAAGATGGAAGTCATGTACGTTTCGAGCGTGGTCAGATCCGAGATCGATTCCGGAAGCGCAGCGATGAGCGCACGCTGAGGAACGGCCAGAGCATCGGCGGCGATAGCCAGGCCCGTGAGGTTCCTGGAACCCTGATCCTGAAGCCCGTACAGATCCCGAGCCTCAGCACGACCGTACGGCTCGCCTGCGCGAGACCTGTTCAGGAGAGGAACCATGAGCAGGCCCTTGTTGGGCACCGTTCCGGACGCCTCTTCGTACCACGGGTCCGTAGGAATCGAACGAGCCAGGACGTTGGGCTGGACAGCGAACGTGGTCCAGGTGCCCGGGGTGTAAACCGTGACACGCTGCGGGTTTGCGATCGGGCCCTTGTTCACGTACCAGGCTGGCCTGTGAATCCGCATCACGGCCAGAATTTCAGCCGTGTCCGGGTCCTCCCAGAACGCGCCATCACGGCCACGGATTGCCTGAAAGTTCACATCTCCAGAACCCATGTCCACGACACGGAGATAGCCGGTGCCCGTTGCCAGAGATTCCAGCACGGCACGGTTCAGCTCTCCCGAGAGCGCGGTACGAAAGTCCTCAGCTCGATCCTGGGCGTCCGGCCATACCAGGTCCTCAAGCTTAACTCGGTCCGCGAATGCGTTGGTAGCCACTCGAACTGCGGGCCAAGCCGTGCGGAATCGGGCCAGCGCCGGTGGAATCGTGGAACCGATATTCACCGAGCTAGGCTCTGCTCGGAAATACCCGTCTGCACGCTCTAGGAACGGGGACTGATCCCTGTAAATCCTCATCAGCTCATCAAGAGCTTCGCGGGGGCTTACCATTCGTTCATACCCCCCTTGAGGCGGTGTACGCGGGCGGGCTTCGGCTTCTTGGTATTGAAGTCCTTGGCCAACGCGGATGCGGCGCTGTACGCCATGAGTGAAGCGGCGACAATATCGACACGCTTCGTGGACGACTTCGTGATCTTACCGAACGAGTAACCCCACCTGTTCAGGCGACGCTTCGCGTTCGCCCAGTGCATACGCATCGAGTACGTAGCCCGGAAGTGGATCTTCTTGGACTCGATCTCATTGACAAGAGCCTCGCATAGGAATGTCAGCCCTCGCTGATCGGTTCGGTTATCCCGGATCAGCTGACCGGCCGTCGAAGCCTTCGCCTCTAGCTTCTGTCCGTAGTCCTTCTCCCAGGCATAGACCCAGGATTCGAACGGGTGGACGTCGCACGCGGCGGCCACAACATTGAAACGTTCCATGTAGGCCCTGAAATGCTGGTCTACCATCTCTTCATCGATACGCCACTTAGGAGAATTCGGATCCTGCTTCTCCGGTGGCTCCCAGTATTCCAGGAGGTGGAAAGAGCGATCCTCAAGGCGGAAGGCTACGATAGCCGTTCCATCCCCGGACAGGGACCCATCGAATCCGAGCGTGATAACGTCGTCCTCTTCCAAAGGCGCAACTCCCTGGCCCAGTTCATCGAACAGGGGCATCGAGATGAGGGAATCGTCATCGGACAGGATCTGATTCAAGTGCTCACGACGGAACGTCGTCGGAGACGTACCCGTGTCCAGGGCCTGGTTGATCAGGCGCCGAACATCGAGCCAATGCGCATCTCCGGCCGCCTGCTTGATAGCAAGTTCCAGCTCTTCCAGAATGGTGAGCTTCAGGGCCGGGTCTGCCTCTAGAGCGTCGTACAGAATCCGCGAGAACCCGAAGGTCTCCATCTGCTTGGCGTACGCCGCGAACGTGCGTTCAGCGTGCGAATCAAGACCGGGCTCGTACGCGTTACAGAACTCGAACAGCCGGGCACGGCCGCCGGGGTTCTTGGCCAGGTTCGACTGGATACGGATCATGGCCTCGTGGCCGCCGTTAGACGCGATCCACTCAGAGACCTCATCGGCGAACACAGCCGTAGGACGCGGTCCGCGAAGTGCGCGCGGGTTATTGGCGATGGCGGCTAGACGTCCCGGGCCTCCGCCGTCTACGGCGTTGGACTTGACGATAGCCTCTACACCGATGGACAGACCGTACTTTTCGATGGCATCATCCGAGAACGAGGCTCGGGCGATATCCATGATGGGCTTGGTCTGCTCCATCGTGATAGCGATGATCTGAATCCAGGGTGCAGGCTCGGGGACTCCGATCGGATACCCGTCTTCGTCCCATCCGCCGAAGCGGACCGGACCGCACAGCTCAGCACAGGCCATGGCAGCAGCCAACGGGGACTTACCTGTACCACGCGCCCTGCGGAGCGCGGCTCGGTCGTAGAGCCAACGGCCCTGATCATCGACGGCGTACGAACACAGGACGAAATCGATGCCCTCGTTCGTGAGTTCGAGCGGCTCGCCGGTAACCCCGTGAACGAGGTTGTCGATCATCCATTCCAGGATCTGCCACCCGAGTGTCCGGTTCTCGTCCGGGATCGGGGGCATGATCCTCACAGCGGGCATTACGCGCCCCGGGTGCGGCTAGCGCGACGCGCTTCCAGGCGCTCCTGGGCTACGACCTTGGCCGGGTCCGCCTTCTCGACCTCGCGCTTGATGGCGATGTCCATGGTGCGGCGAGCGCCCTCGGTGAACCCGAGATCGTTCAGGTACATCCTGAGTTGCATAGCACGGCCCGCGGACATGCGGTCCCCGATGCACCTGTGAATCAGTTCGCACGTGACCCAGGCCTGAACGTAGTCCGTCTGCTCATAGAATCGACGTAGAGGGCTCTCATTGAAGCTCTCCCAGCCCTTGAGGGCTACCGGGTGCCAGTACTCGGCCGGGGCTAGATCGCTCGTTAGAGAGGACTTGAGAGCCTCGATCTCCTCATCGGAGACCACGATCTCGTCCATCTTAGCCTGTTCAGCCTTAGTACGGTGTCCTAGGCGGTCCTCCGGGCGCTTCTTGGCGCCGGGTCCGGTCTTCGGGGCAGCCATCTGGGCTCCTCCTTTGTTAGGAGGGCTTCAGGCCCTCGCTAGGGTGGGACTCGGCCGGGCGCTTGCCCTTGGCCTGACGCTTCCGGTACGCGCGGACGCGTTCCCGGGTAGACTTGGTCTTGTGGCACGGCTTACAGATCGGGGCGCAGTTGTCAGCCTCGTTCGATCCGCCCTCGGTCACAGGGATGATGTGGTCCTTTTCCAGGTCCACGCCCACGGCGCCACAGACGTAGCACCGGCGCCCGAAACGGCGTAGAGCATGGGCCCAGACCATGGCGGAGAACGTAGAGTTAGCGGGCCTGTTCCGGCTGTAACTCACAGAATGCCCCCGATCAGGTACGCGATGTCCTCATCTGAACGAAGGTCTTTGATAGCCTCAAGCGTGTCCGGGCTCGTTAGGTCTCGCTTGGCAA